GAAGAAGAAGAAGAAGAAGAACAGCCTCCCGGCGAAGAAACAATCTGGGATAGGGAACTACAACAATGGGTACCCCATACTGAATAGGGATAGGGTAACTATACTCTATACTACATACTAAATACTACACTACATACATTACGCTCATTTGGCTTCGCCAACTCGCTTCATTTAATAAATAAGAATAAGATAGAGTAAAATAAAAAGAACCCTTCGGGTCCTTTCATTTTATTACTAAAATTAAAAAGGGACACTACACTAATTATACAAAGGTTGCACCTCCATCTCCATGAGATAATCCTCATCTGGACCGGGGGGTGGGAGACGCTGGTTAGCGGCATCCATACCCATACGGTTCATACGGATTAAATCTTGGCGCGCAGAACGACCTGATAGTCTAGCCTTCGCAGAGCGCAAGGTTTGACTAATCGAGGCAAAGTTCTTTGCTGATGGGGGTAAACGAGGAGGGCCTACATAATAGCAAGACGGTCAGGATAGTTGTTAACACCGCCGACTCCGTAACGGCCCATGGTGTAATCAACTACCCCACCTACTACAGACCGCGCCAGAGACCCGGCTAGGTTACTAACATCATTAGATGACATACCTATAGCACTCGATACTTCCGAGACAAACGATCGAATAGTCGAATCTTGTTGTTCTTCCGTATGAGCAAAATCTGTTTGAGCAACAGCTTGAGAGACTGCATTCAATACACCACTGTTATAAGCAGCGGCGGTTGAACCAATCAAAGTACTATTCTTGTCCGGAATACATTCCGAATGAAGAATAATCTCCGCCTGCAACGGAGAAATAGCACCTGGGGTCGTAACAGCTGAAACACCTTCAACTGCAACTAACAAAGTACCCCAAGAGAAAGGAACTTGAAACGATAGGGCACCGTTGGTACCCATCGCAACAGTACTTTCAGGACCATAAGGAGACTGATAACGAAACGCTGTTTCATCAGTCCACTTATTAATAAGTGTGATAGGACTCTGCGTCAAAGACGCTAAAGTCACACGCTTATAAAAGCTGTAACCCGACATACTCTGCAAATCTTGAGCAAGATTAGTATGATGGGCTACACCAGCACCAGCACCACTCATAATTGTTTCAGTTGCAATAGCAATATGAACAAAACCAGTAGTACTAGTTGGAGCAAATGGACAACTCAAACGAATCGCATGAGCTGTAGGTCGAAAAGCCTCAAACTGAGAGCTAAACGACGTAAACTGGGGAGCATCTTGGACTGTCGCATTAGCAGTAGAGAAACTCCACTGACTAGCGTTAAGTCCCAATGCAGTTACAAACGACGCACGTACGCTAGGATAAAAAGCCCAAGCAGCGGCCCAATTGGGCTGCGAACCTACTAAAGTGGTTAGGGTTTGATTATACTGCAACGGGGTCGGAATAGAAGGAAGTGTGGACGAGTCCGGAATCTTTGAACCAAAATACTTAGGTTCGAAAGGGTCCGACTGAGTCATCACAAACTTGTCCCCCGGGGACAACTCTCCAGGACACGAACAAGCCTGAGGGCGACGGCGAACAGTACCAGTCCGGCGGCGATATGGACGGCGAGAGGAAGCATACCGGGTACGCGGAGAATAACGGGAACGGGAATAACTTGCACGTCGAACGGGTGCACGACGACGCCTATATGGGCGACGAATGTTTACTCGAGAACGACGGAAAGCCATGATCAAATAACCGGGTTATTCGAGAACAGGAAAAAAGAAAAGTGATGTGCAATGTTTACGTTGGCTCTTCCTTAAAAAATAAGTTCAGATACTTCCCCAACTTCAACTGGCACAGCACACAGGGCTCTAGGTAATATAGAGAAGAATTGGCTGTGCCATTCTTCACGTGCCTAGAGCCCTCCGGGTCAGAGGAGATCATTCTTCAATTCACCATGGACCTCGCAAGTAAATACCGCGCATACGTGTTTACTTGGAACAACTACACGGAAGAAGATGAAGAATACATCCAAACAAAAATACGAGACACAGCACGATACCTACTATACGGAAAAGAAACAGCACCAAGCACCGGGACTCCACATCTCCAAGGATATGTGTACTTCCACAACGCGAAACACCAGAAATCCGTCGCAAGACTGTTCCGGAAGAACTGGGTCAAACCAGCCAGAGGCACAGCAGACGATAGCTACGTCTACTGCCGTAAAGAAGGAACGTACTACTACGAACATGGAGACAAGCCAATGGCGAAAGAAGAAAGAAACAAGAAAGGAGGAGAAGGACAAAAAGCAAGATGGGCTAACGCAGCACAAAAAGGAAAAGAAGGAAAGATGGGAGAACTCGAAGAGGAAGACCCACAAATCTACATCCTACACGGACCTCGACTTGCCTCCCTCTACGAACCCAACACTAATACGATCGACGGAACTCTCGAACACGAGTGGTGGGTTGGCCCTACCGGAAGTGGGAAATCTCGACTTCTTTGGGAACTGTATCCAGACCATTTCCCAAAAGCGCTCAACAAGTGGTGGGACGGCTACAAATACCAGGAGATCGTTGCAATCGAAGAATGGAGTCCCAAAAACGACTGCACTGCATCGGCACTGAAAAGATGGGCGGATCGCTACACTTTCTCAGGCGAAATGAAAGGTGGAACGCTCCATAAATTACGTCCGAGAAAGATCATCGTACTCAGCAACTACACTCCACAACAATGCTTCCTAAACTCGGAAGACCTTGAACCGATACTCCGGCGATTCACCGTCATCAACTTCCCACACGAAGAACAGCACGCACGATTCCGCGCGGAAGATGGCAGTGACTCTTCTACCGAAGTGTCCCTTTTAGAAACCCCGATGGGCGAAGAACTGCCAGATCTTAGCCTTGATGGGGACTTCTGGGGCGACCAATAAGCTGGCTTCACTTGTGCCTCATCCGGCACGTTTCATTGCTACATAAATAGATAATCCATTAACCTTACAACCACAAACATAACTAGGGGATGGGTGTGCCCCCGACGGCGGCGACTCGCTTCGCTCGGCGGCCGTCTGCCCCCCGGGTGGCGCTGCGCGCCGACCCTAGGGTGCGCCTTAATAGATAGTCATTAAAACCGTGTTTGCCTTAACCCTGCGCGATGTTCTCTAGGGTTAGGTTCTATACGTTGAAGTATACGTTATACGTTGTGTGGACCACGTACGTATATATACAAACTCTTATATAGTATGGATATGACTTACATACTCTATACTATAGTGGACACCATACAATAGCGTCCTCCCCTTACTACTAGGGGACGAGTGGAGAGAAAGTGTACGGGTTATGAGAGGTGAGAGTAACCTCACTCACTTCTCAATCTACCCGTACCCCACACAGTAACCATGACTACCAAGACACCAACCCAAGCATCCTCCAATACAGTGCTCTTCGAAATGATGATGCATTACAAGACATGTATGGAGGCAGCAGAACAACGAGAGAAGACTCAAAAACTACGAGACAGCGAACGTGTACACGTCGCTGGCGTCAAGTATTTGATGGCGCGCGATGAAGCTGCACGCCTTCAAACTGAGAATCACGACATGATTCAAGTGGCTCGAATGATGGGACGATCGATGCGGCGCAAGACTGCTATCCAGCATCATCGGGACCATCTCATCGACCAACTAACTACGAACATAGACGACCTATTCGATGCTATCGACTTGGTCGTAGACACCAACCTGGAGCACAGTCTTGGAGTGGACTACATTTCCATGCACAAGAATGCGATCAGACAGCGCATTATATGCGCCGCGGAGACATGCAATCAACGAGTTGCTGTATGGAATGTGTCCGACGAAGAACTGGCAGCCGATGAAGTCATCGACTTGGCTGGTGACACTACAGAAGAAGAAGAAGAAGAAGAAGAACAGCCTCCCGGCGAAGAAACAATCTGGGATAGGGACCTGAACCAATGGGTCCCACTACACAGATAAGGATAGGGTAACTACTCTATACTATATACTACATACTAGGATAAGACATTACGCTCATTTGGCTTCGCCAACTCGCTTCATTTAATAAAAAGAAAAGTAAAAAGAATAAGATAGAGTAAAATAAAAAGAACCCTTCGGGTCCTTTCATTTTATTGGATAAAATTAAAAGGGACACTACACTAATTATAAAGAGGCTCCACTTCCACCTCCATCAAGTAATCCTCATCAGGACCGGGTGGAGGCAAACGCATGTTTGCTGCATCCATACCGGCTCGATTCATCCGGATTAAATCTTGACGAGCTGCGCGACCGGATAGTTTAGCCTTCGCATCACGAAGCACTTTACTAATCGACGCAAAGTTCTTAGCAGAAGGAGCACTACGAACGGGAACTACATAATAGCAAGACGGTCAGGGTTATCGTTTACGCCGCCTAGTCCGTACCGGCCGGCGACATAACGAATAGCCCCACGACCCAAGGCACCACCAAGCTCACTCATCAAATTGTTGACTTCACTAGTAGACGTACCAATTGCATTCGCAACTTCTTGAGCATAACTTCGAACTGTCGTATCTTGTTGCTCTTCGGTGTGTGCAAAATCAGTTTGAGCAACTGCTTGCGACACGGCATTCAATACACCACTGTTATACGCAGCGGCGGTTGAACCAAGAAGAGTACTAGCCTTATCCGGAATACATTCCGTATGAATCACCACTTCAGCTTGAAGAGGCGAGAGGGCTGCGCCCACTGTGTTGTTGGTGCTAGCACCCTCAACAGCAATCAACAACGTACCCCATGACCAAGGAATGTGGAACGTCAAAGCACCACTAGTACTAGTTGACTCCGTAGCAACAGGTGCCTGATAGCGGAAAGCAGTTTCATCAGTCCACTTATTGATAAGAGTAACAGGACTCTGCGTCAACGACGCCAAAGTCACACGTTTATAAAACGTATAGCCACTCATATCAGCCAATGAATTGGCTAAATTCGTAAACTGAGCAACAGGAGCAGCAGTATTATCATAGGTTGTTTCAGTTGCAACCGCAATATGAACAAATCCAGTCGTAGTAGTTGGAGCAAACGGACAACTAAGGCGAACTGCGTGCGCCGTTGGACGAAAAGCTTCAAACTGCTGACGAAAGGCAGTATACTGCTGAGCATTCTGCACCGCAGCACCAGTCCAAGTCCAAGCACTAGGACCGGTACCAACTGCCGTAATAAATGAACTAGCTACAGAAGGATAGAAAGCCCACGCATGTGCCATGCTCGGCGCAGCAGCTGGTGCAATCGACATCGTCTGATTGTACTGCACTGGCGTAGGAATAGATGGTATTGTAGATGAATCGGGGATTTTCGCGCCAAAATATTTGGTATCGAAAGGATCACCCTGTAACATCACAAACTTGTCCCCCGGGGACATCTCTCCAGGACACGCACAAGCCTGAGGGCGACGGCGAAGAGTACTAGCCCGGCGGCGATATGGACGGCGAGAGGGAGCATACCGGGTACGCGAGTAACGGGAATAACGGGGATAAGCTGACCGACGAGTCGTGGTTGCACGTCGACGCCTATACGGGCGACGGATGTTTACACGAGAACGACGATAAGCCATGATCAAATACCGGGTATTCGAGACCAGGAAAAAAGAAAAGTGAGCCTAAAGGCGGGAAGCCTAAAGGCGAAAGTGATGGCGGCCGTTGATTGGCTCTTCCTTAAAATAAGTTCAGATACTTCCCCAACTTCAACTTGGCCGACCACACAGAGGCTCTTAGGTAATAACGTGGAATACGACCCGCTGTGTCGGTTCCACCTGCCTAAGAGCCTCCTCATTCTTCAATCTGCGCTGCCAAGCAACAATGACCGAAGAATACAAAGGCAAAAGCCGTGGTTGGTGTTTCACACTCAACAACTACACTGAAGAAGATCAAAAAGACATAAAAGAAAAACTCGCTCTACACGCTCGATACGTAATCTACGGAAGGGAAGTGGCACCAGAAACTGGAACACCTCACCTACAAGGCTACATCTACTTCGACAACGCACGTCAACGACGATCAGTGTCAAAATTCCTACCGAGAGCAAAGCTCATCAAAGCTAACGGAACTGCAGACCAAAGCTACGTTTACTGCAGTAAAGATGGAGACTTCGTTGAATACGGAAATCGACCTATGTCAGCAGAAGAAAGAAATCACAAAGGAGGACAAGGAAACAAAGAAAGATACAGCCGCGCTATCAAGCTCGCTGAAGAAGGAAAAGCAGAAGAAGTTAAGGAAGACGACCCACAACTCTTCCTCCAATATGGACCTCGGCTTGCCTCCCTCCACCAACCCGACACTCGTCCGATCGATGGATCTCTCGAACATGAGTGGTGGGTGGGTCCTACCGGAACAGGGAAATCTCGACTTCTTTGGGAACTGTACCCAGACCATTTCCCGAAAGCGCTCAACAAGTGGTGGGATGGATACAAACATCAGGAGATCGTTGCAATCGAAGAATGGAGTCCCAAAAACGACTGCACAGCATCGGCACTGAAAAGATGGGCGGACCGCTACCCTTTCCCCGGTGAGGTTAAGGGTGGCACGCTTCATAAGTTACGTCCGAAGAAGATCATCGTACTCAGCAACTACACGCCGCAACAATGTTTTCTGAACTCCGAAGACATGGAACCAATACTCCGACGCTTCACCATCATCCACTTCCCTGAACAACAACAACACGCACGTTTCCGCGCGGAAGATGGCAGTGACTCTTCTACCGAAGTGTCCCTTTTAGAAACCCCGATGGGCGAAGAACTGCCAGATCTTAGCCTTGATGGGGACTTCTGGGGCGACCAATAAGCTGGCTTCACTTGTGCCTCATCCGGCACGTTTCATGGCTACATAAATAGATAATCCATTAACCTTACAACCACAAACTTAAGTAATCGGGCCGACCTGCCGTCGGCCTGGGGTGTGCCCCCAACGGCGGCGACTCGCTTCGCTCGGCGGCCGTTTGCCCCCCGGGTGGCGCTGCGCGCCGACCCTAGGGTGCGCCTTAATAGATAGTCATTAAAACCGTGTTTGCCTTAACCCT